ACCTAGAGAAACTATTATGTCGACTGGCTAGGCAGACGGTATAGAGACGACATAACTAACGCTATACAAAGGAGAAAATTATGGCTAACACAACATTTTCGGGACCGGTACGATCGGAGAACGGTTTTATTGGAGCAACGAAAAACGCGACTACAGGTGCTTTTACAAATGTATTCGCAATTAGTTCAACAGGTGCCTACACAGGTACAAAACTTGTTGGACAAGGAACTGCAGACGTAATCGTAGCAGCAACTGCTGGAACAACTGAGGTAGAATTCTCTCAACCAGATAATTCAATTATTACTTCTATTGATATTGTTTGTACTTCTGCACCAACTTTAACAGGAGCTGGTGACATTGGTTACAAAGTAGGAACTGCAACAGGTGGAGCACAATTAGTGGCTGCAATCACAGATCAAATTCTTGATGGCGGAACTACTGTTCCTGCAGGAGCTGGTTACAACTTAACTTTAATAAACACAACTGGAAGTGATGCATCACCTGCAGCATCTCCAGCAGCTAACGTTTCTGGCGCAGCAAGAAGTATTTTCTTGCAAATTACAAACACTGTAAATGCATCAGCAAGCGGTAACATGAGATTTATTATAAACGTACAACAGTTTTAATAAAAAAAACTAGTGGCTCCTTCGGGAGCCACAAACAAAGGAGAATATTATGTCAGGTGGAGGAAGTTTTACATCAGATCAACTGTCGGTGCACAAAGGGAGTGGTACCCATGTTATGATTACAGGCAGAGGAAGAATTACTAGCGTACAATCTAAAGGACATGCAAGTGGTCAAGTTGAGTTTCATGATTGTGCTACTACAGGTGAAGTAGCAGCAGGAAACTTAAAATTAAAATATGTTTTTGGTACAGAAGGAATTGATATCTACATGCCAGGATCAGGTGTTCTGTTTAAAGATGGTATTGTAGCTGTTATAGCTAATTCTTCGACTACTATTACACACACGTAAGATGTATAAAAAGCTCGAAGCTTTCAAAAGAGGTGGCGATGTTATGCCAGCTCGAAATAAAAAAAATTTTAGACCGACTGAAAAAGGTGCAGGAATGACTAGAGCTGGGGTAGCTGCTTACAGGGCAGCGAATCCTGGTTCTAAATTAAAAACTGCAGTAACTGGTAAAGTTAAAAAAGGATCTAAAGCTGCGAAGAGAAGAAAAAGTTATTGTGCTAGATCTCTTGGTCAGTTAAAAAGAGCTAGTGCAAAAACTAGAAATGATCCAAACTCACGAATCAGACAAGCACGAAGACGATGGAAGTGCTAAATTTTTCTACGTTACTAAGGTATATGATAGTGTAGTAGATAAAATATTAGATATAATAAGCAAAAATAATTTTGTAGACGAGTCTTTTTATTCAGCAACTGTAAATGGTTTTCAAACTCCCAACATAATTCACTTATTTCCTAAAGAATTACTACAAGATATACTTCCTGTAAATAATTTTTACGAATCTTTATTTCATTTACATTTTATTAATTATAAACCTGGTGGATCTCAAAATAGACACCATCACCTTATGACAGAACAATATTCTTTTGTATTGTATTTAAATGATTCTGATGGAGATACAGTATTTGAATCTCCAATAAACAAAAATATCACACCAAAAAAAGGTAGGCTTGTAGTGTTTTCTTCTGATATAATGCATTTTGGTTTACAAACCTTTAAAAATAAAAAAGTTTTAGTTGGAGCGATTAATAGAAAAAAATGTATTTAAATGCTAATATACCACCTGTTTATTGTAAATTAAGAAAAGAATATCTTTATGACATGGATGAAAAATATATTAATGAGTTTGAGGAATGCGTTATCTTTGGTATTACTTCAATTACAGGGCGTGCGATTCTTTTTAATATCATGTTACCAAACGGTGCATGCTTTTGGCGTTTGCCTATCTCAGCGTTTTTCCAAAAACGTTTTCGTAGATCCGAAGTGCCAGATATGCCGTTGCACGAGTTGGAANTGTGGAACTGTTTCAGCTATTACCCTAGTGTTCATAAGTTTGATTGGTTGGCTGGTTTAAAAGGTAAATANTTAGGATTAAACAAAAAATTTTTACATGGAGAATATCTTTTTACAATTGACTGGGGCCACCCAGAAAATAACATCTTGGATACTGAACATTCTGAGATCCCTCAAGAACATAAGTGCGCTCATATTTTGGCTCTTGCTAACGGTAATTATGCAGCTCAGCCTAATAACCGTATTTTGTGGCATGTTAATAGTTACACTACTGATACATCTTGGCCTGACTATAAAGTNCAAAATACAGTTTGGGATTGTGAAGATGAAGGATGGGTTACAGAAGATTCTGACAAAATGTTTTACCAAATGAACAAAAAAGAGAAATAAGCCACACTAGACTGAACGACATTCAAACGTGTATAATATGTCATAATTAAATCGGAGGACGTTATGATAGATACAATAAAAGAAAAGGTAATGCACTATTGGAGTGACCACAAAGTAGAAGTAATAGTTGTTGCTGCATTAGTAATTGCTTACTTAATAAAGTAGGTTTCAATGAATTTAGTAGATTTATTAAAAAAAAATATAGTAATGGTTCCGGTCGTGGCATCAGTCTTGGTCGGAACTTTTACTGGTGTACGTTATGTTGTAAATCTTACAGATAGTATTAATGGATCAGAACAAGAAATAGTAAATCTACAAAGAGACCTTACAGTAGCTGAAGATAAAATAGCAGAAATGAATACGAGATTATCATCTGCAGAAGCTACATGGCAAATGGCAGAAAACTTATACAGACAATTAGCAGATCAAGTTAGAGAACACGACTATGATATTAAGGATTTAAATAGGTAATGAACTATGGAGACAGCCAGGATGGATTACAGATTTACAGCCATACTTATAATTTTGCTATGTCTACTAGCTTTTTTTGTTAAACCAGCACAGGCAAGAAATGAGTATCTCAATGACGGCACTAATACTTGTAGCACTGGCTCTTTCGACATATCGGTTGAACAAAGGGATTATGAAAGTAGGTATAGACACTATGATCCTACTAACAATTATAGCAGTCCTAGTGATGATCAATCAATAAGATTTACCTGGAGAAAATATTTAGGTTCCGCCTGCACAAAAGAGTTTAGAAAAGTACAAACAGAAAACGTACAATTAAAACAACAATTAGAGCTGATGAAAATGTGTGGAAAAGTTAACAATAATCCCACTATTCAGCGTAATCCTAACTTCGCATTGCTAGTAGAAAAATGTTCTGGTATAATCATACCTGAGAACAAGAAACCAGAAGGTAGTCATTGGGACGATCTTAAAGATAATTATAAAAAAGAAAATCCCGATGTAGAACTGATGGGAGATAAAATTATTAAATGAAGATAAGCGAAAACACATCTGTTAGCATGCCGATTCGTAACATGTTAATGATAATCGCAGGCGTTGTGGCTGGTGTAATCGCATACACCGAATTGACTGGGAGATTGACTTCGTTAGAGACATCACGTGAGTTGTTTGAAAACGATTTACTCAAAAAATCTGAGCAAGTCCCTGTGGACCAGGAGCAACTATTTTTATTGGAAGATCTTTATTCGTCCGTAGAGAAAATTGAAATAAGAATAGAAGATATGATGCACAATAAAGTCAATATAGAATTTGTAACTAAACAATTAGAAAAAGCTTTAGAAGATATAGAAATATTAAAAGATAAGGTAAGAGCAAANGGAGGCCATCAATGACAGAGATGGTGATAGCTCTACTTATGATAGTAGGAGGAGANATCAAGGAGGCACGTATCCAGACTTCAATGTCTGAATGTCTCAAGGGGGCTCGTGTTGCTAAACGTGGTTTAAAAATTGGTGGTAATATTAAGTATCAATGCATAAAATCTATGGCAGAACTAGAAGAAAACATCGATGGTAGTCAAAGTATCAAAAAACTCATACTCAAATAAAATTGCAAAAAAATTAAGGACAGCACTATATAAAATGCGTATAATAAAGAACAAAAAGATATATAATAGAAAAAGGATTAAAGATGAGATTGAGTAAACACTTTAGTTTAGAAGAGATGTGTAAGAGCATGACTGCTACACGTAAAAATATAGATAATACTCCAGGGTCTGGAGAAATAAAATGTTTAGGTGATCTATGTTATGAGGTTCTTGAGCCACTTCGTGCTAAATTTGACAAGCCAGTTACAATAACATCGGGCTACCGCTCAGAGGCATTGTGTGAAGCAATCGGTTCAAAAAAATCGAGTCAGCATGCCAAGGGGCAGGCGGCCGACCTAGAAATTGCAGGTATACCCAATATTAAGATTGCTTACTGGCTACAAAATAACGTAGACTTTGATCAATTAATTTTAGAATTCTATGACCCTAATGATCCAGCAGGTGGCTGGGTACACGTAAGCTATAGCGAAAAAGGATCAAACAGAAAACAAGTTCTTACTTTTGACGGAAAGAAATATTCTGAAGGTCTTCCAGATATGGAATGGAAAGATGGAAAAGTTATAGGGTGAAACCAACAATAGTCAAAGAAAACTTCTTTGAAAAGCCAGATGAAATCGTTGAACTAGCAGATAAGATTGAATGGCTACCTCCAGGTCCCAAAGCAGATTGGCCAGGAGTTAGGTCAAAGAATTTATGTGATATACTACCCAACTTAAATAATCATATAATTAGTGAAGTTCTAAAATTATACTATGGTCGTGATAATATAGAAGTTTTAGATACAATAATACAATTTCATAAAATAAAACTTACAGATTACAAAAATCATAATAAAAAACATACTAGATTCCATAAAGATTATACAGATATTGCAGGTTTAATATATTTATCTAAGAATATAAATGATGAAAATATTGGAACTTCTATTTTAGATAATGATGGTAATTTAGGTGTCAAAATATCTAATGTATATAATACTTTAGTTTGTTATGATGGCAATAAATTACATGGTGCAACTGGTCTTAATGATATAGAAAGGTTAACTATTGTAATCTTTTTAAGGCATGTAAATGAAAAAAACTAAAATAACTATTGTTGGTAGAGGTAATGCAGGATGTTTTACTGCCTTACATTATGGATATTATTTAAGAAAAAACAAAGAAGTCGAGATTGAATTAATTTATGACCCTAATACACCAACTGAATTTGTAGGCCAAGGCACTCAACTTGAGGCTACAGATCTAATGGGTAAAGCATTAGATATATGTCAATACCATAATCAACCAAAAGCTACCTTAAAACTTGGAATACTCTATGAAAATTTTGGTAAAGCAAATAAAGAAATTTATCATCCGTTTACATACAACGCTACTTCTGTTCATTATGAACCTTACAAAATACAAGACGCAATATTAAAATCAGATCTATTTACTGTCAAAGAACAAGATATAAAAGATATTTCCAATATTGATTCGACATGGGTGTTTGATTGCAGAGGAAGAAAAATAAATAACTACGAAGAATATGATGTTCTTGAAAGTCCAGTAAATGCTGCTTTGTTAGTAAGAGCTAACCATAGAGATTTAAATCAAAATTGGACTAGATCTGTAGCTACTCCTCATGGATGGACTTTTGTTATACCAAATGTTGAAGGAACTACATCCTATGGATATCTATTCAATAAAGATCTAACTTCTAAACATCAAGCAATTAATAATTTTAATGAGACTTTTAGACTACAAGACTATGATGTGGATTTAGAAAAAATAAAGTACATGGAGTTTAAAAATTATATAAAAAAAGAAATGATAAAAGACAATGTTATTTATTCTGGTAATAGATTATTTTTTTTAGAACCATTGGAAGCTACTGCAGTTCAAGCCTATCTTTATTGGGCTAGATGTGCTTACGATCATATGTTTTTTAAAAAAACAAAAGAAGAAACACATAGAAGATATAAACAATATATTTTAGAAATACAAAATTTCATTAATTGGCATTATATAACAGGATCTACATTCGATACGCCTTTTTGGCAGGAAAGCTCTAAATATAAAATAGATGATCCTTTGTTTTTTGATTACTTAAAAAGATCTAGAGAAAAATCTTACATGGATTTGAAAGATCAAGATGACCCATTAAACACACAAATAAGGTATGGACAATGGAATTCTGTAAACTTCAAAAATTGGGACGAAGGTGTTAATAAAAAAAGATAATTTTTTATCTCAGTCACATGCAGAAACTATTTATAATTTTGCATACAACGCTAATTATAAAATAGGTTGGGAAGATTCACCTGAATTAAGTGCAAGACAATATCCCAGTCTTCATAGTGACGTAAGTTTAAAAGATCTTAATGATTTAGGATTAATGAAAGCATTCTTAGATTTTACTGCAACAACTAAATATAACATCTTTAGTCAAAGTAATTTTACAAAAGCGGTTATAAATTTATCTAAACCTTGCGATGTTCATTACACTCACACACACCCTGATACCCTTGTAGCTCTATATTATATAAACTTATCTTGGAAGGATGAGTATGCAGGAGAAACCTTATTTTATTCTAATGAAGATGAGGTAATTTATACAAGCAAATATAAAGCAAGAAAACTTGTATGTTTTGATGGAGCAGTACCTCATGCATTAAGACCACAATCTATTATAGGCCCTAATTATAGGTTTACATTATCCATGTTCTTTAAAAAGGATAAAATTAGTGATACAATGAAGAACCAAGGAGATTAATATGAAAAGTAAACAAGGCACTTGTTGGGATGGATATGTCCAAAAAGGAATGAAGAAAAAAGGTGGTAGATTAGTACCAAACTGCGTACCTGCAGGAAAAAAAGTAGTCAAAGCTGCTATGGGTAGAGCTCAGTTCGCTGAGACCACAGAAAGAGCTCCTGGAACAAGAATTAAAGAAGAACCATATTCAGGTTCTTATATGCATTCAGAAATAGCTGGTAAAAAAGTAAACAACAAAAGTTTGTCTAATTATTATGGACCATTACTAAAAGGATTTAAAAATGTATAAAAAAATGTTGTTGGGTGGTTTACTAACCAAGGGCATTAAAGAAGGTTATAAAGCATACAAGAAAGCTGGTGGAAGATCTATCATTGAAATTATGAAATCAGGTGTAAGAGGTGCTGGAAAAAGAAAAGATGCAAAAACTGATTTGAAGTATGGAATTAAAATGCATGGTGGAAGACACTTAACAAAACAAGATTTACGAAAATTAAGATAAGGATATTATTTAATGGCAACATCAGGAACTACATCTTTTAATTTAGATATCGATGATATCATTCAAGAAGGATATCAAAGATGTGGAGTTACAACTAATTCTGGTTACGATTTAAAATCTGCTAGAAGAAGTTTAAATTTACTTTTTGCAGAATGGGGTAACAGAGGTATTCATCTTTGGAAAGTTGAACTTGATTCACAAACATTAGTGAACGGAACTGCTACATATACTGTAGCTTCAGATGTAAGCGATGTATTAGAAGCTTTTATATCTACAACCGTTGCGAGCAGCGATAGTGCTTCAACACAAGATGTTTCTTTGACAAAAATTGACAGATCTACATATGCTGCAATTCCAAATAAATTATCTGTTGGAACACCATCTCAATATTATGTTGATAGACAAACAACACCAAAAATAAGTTTATACCAAGCACCAGATGCGGGTACCTACAAAGCAATTAAATATTATGTATTAAAAAGAATAGAAGATGCGGGAGCTTATGCAAATCAAGCAGATGTAGCTTATAGATTTTTGCCTTGTATGGCAGCAGGTTTGGGTTACTATCTATCAATGAAAATGGCACCACAATTAGTTCAACAAAACAAAATGATTTATGAGGATGAATTAAAAAGAGCTTTAGATGAAGATGGTCAAAGAACTTCAACATTTATAACACCACAATCATTTTACCCAACAGGATCATAATGGCAAAATACGCAACAGGAAAACAATCTTACGCAATATCTGATAGATCAGGAATGAGATTTCCATATACTGAAATGGTTAAAGAATGGAACGGATCATTAGTTCATTATACAGAATTTGAACCAAAACAACCACAGATTAGAAGAAGAAGAGTTACAGCAGATGCAATAGCTTTGCAAAATCCAAGAGTTCAAAAATACCAACAACCACAAGTTATGTCTACTTTGAATCCAACCTTTGCACCAAATGATTCTAGTGTTGTTGCTTCTGGTGGTACATCAGTTGGCATAGCAAATCTAAGTCTTCCTGGACAATTTGCTTTTGGAACTCAAAACTTTAATACTTCCTTTAACAATATTACTACTTTTGTTTCAAGCATGGAGCCTGAGAATGGATCTTTACAAAACAGAAAAAGACAACTTACTGCCACAATTAACAATGTAACTGTGAGTATAACATAATGGCTATTACATATTCTAATTTTTTAACACAAGTAAGAAACTACACTGAGGTTTCAAGCACTGTATTATCTGACACTCTAATAGATCAATTTATAAGAAATGTTGAATTAGATATTGCAGGTAAGGTTGACTATGATGATTTAAGAAAATACTCAACTTCTAACTTTACTGCTTCAAATAGATACGTTTCTCTTCCTTCAGATTGTATGATTCTAAGATCAATAGAATCAATTGTTCAAACTAATGCAACGACCACTACTCGAACATTTTTAGAGAAAAGAGACACTAGTTTTATATCTGAATTTAATAATGATGGAGCTACTGGATCGCCTAAATACTTTGCAAATTGGGATGATTTTAATATAGCTGTGGCTCCTGAACCTTCAACAAGTAATGTAGTACAAATAAATTACATAAAAAATCCACCACATTTTGATTCAAGCACAAATACTTTCTTATCTACTTACCAAGAATCAATGCTTTTACATGGGGTTTTAGCTGAGGCTTTTAGGTTTTTAAAAGGACCCGACAACCTATACACGCTCTATAATACCAAGTATAATGAAGAAACACAAAATTTTGCTCTACAACAAATGGGCAGAAGAAGACGTGCGGAGTATGATGATGGCGTACCAAGAGTTAAGGTACCTTCACCATCTCCAAACACAACTATTTAAGGAGAATAAACTATGGCAATAACAACTAATGCGATTTGCAATTCATTCAAAAAAGAATTGCTGATGGGAGACCACGAATTTCAAAATCCAGGTGGTGACACTTTTAAATTAGCTATGTACACAAACTCAGCTACTTTAGGTGCATCTACTGTTGGATACGCTACATCTAACGAAGTATCTTCACCTTCTGGCTATTCAGCTGGTGGTAAAGCACTTGTTAATTCAGGCGTAAAAGTTTCGTCAGGAGTTGGTATCACTGATTTTGCTGACCTGTCATTCACAGGTGTAACTTTGACAGCAAGAGGAGCTTTAATTTATAACACGACTATGGGCGGTGGTTCTAACACTACTGATGCTGTAGCGGTTCTAGATTTTGGTGGTGATAAAACAGCGACTGCAGGAACATTTACAATTCAGTTCCCTGCGTTTACTACGGCAGCAGCGATCTTAAGAATAGCTTAATGATAGGAGCCCGATTCAGTGTCTGTAACTCGAACGTTTACTGTAACAGTTTCTAACCCTGGATCGGGTAACAAATATTATATTGATGGTGTTCTTCAAGCCACAGTAGAATTAGCCGAAGGCGGCACATATAAATTTGATCAATCCGATGCTACAAATGGCGGTCACCCTTTAGTATTTTCAAGTGACAGCGGAAACTCAACTCCCTACACTACAGGTGTAACTACAAACGGAACTCCAGGTAATGCTGGAGCTTATACACAAATTGTTGTAGCTCAATCTNCACCAACACTTTATTATTATTGTAGCAATCACGCTGGAATGGGAGGTCAAGCTAATACTCCTACAGGAGATGCTTGGGGTTTACTATCATGGAGTGCTGGAGATTGGGGAGATCAAAATGATTTTACTGTAGAAGTTTCTGGAATTCAATCTTCACTTTCACAAGGATCTTTTACAATTGAATTAAATACAAATGAACCAGCAACAGGACAACAGCTTACTGGATCTACAGGTCAAGTTGGAATAGAATTAATAAATAATGGTTGGGGTGCTAACACATGGGGATTCTCTCAGTGGGGCCAAATCGGTCAACAGATTGTTGGTCAACAAGCAACCTTAACTGTTGGAAATGCAACAGCGGCAGCAAACGCAGATGTCGATGTAACTGGATCACAAGCAGCTACAACAATAAGCTCAACCAGTGTAAGCATAAATCAAGAAGTAACGCCAGCATCACTAACACTTACATCTTCAGTTGGTAATGTTGACCCTGAACCAGATGCTATGGTCGTTGGTCAACAAGCAGCTCTTTCTATAGGCTCAGTAACTGTTGAAGCAATCATTGAAGAAGGTTGGGGAGGTGATACTTGGGGTGAAAACAGATGGGGTGATTTACAAGCTCACTTATTTATTGTTGGTCAACAAGCACAATTGTCAATTGGCAATGCAGTAACTCAAGCCGATGCAATTGTTAACGCAACTGGAATACAATTAACAGCTACAAATGCAGGAGCTGTTGGTGGTACCTCTGTAGACTTAATACCTACGGGTCAACAATTAACAATGAGCTTGGGTGATGAAACTATTAACGTGGGAGTACCTGTAACCACTGCTGGCACTTTAACACCAAGCGCAGGACAAACAACTATTGATCCGACTTTCTTAATAGGAGAAGGATGGGGTAGAGATACTTATGGTAACTTAGGTTGGGGTGTAAATTACTCAGCTATAAATACTGGAGGTTTACAATTAACTTCTTCTCTAGGTTCTGAGACTGCATTTACTGATGTTGTCGTTTCTGTAACTGGTCAACAAGCAAATATGACCCTTGGAGTTTATTCAACACAAGCTGATGCTGATTTATCAATTACTGTAAGTGAGCATACGATGAACACTTCTATTGGTAACTTTAGTTTGGTTCAGTCAACAGTAGAACCGGCTACCGGACAACAATTAGGTGCATCAGTAGGTACTGCCGAAGGTTTCCAAAATACTCCAGTAGACGTTAGCGGAAATGAAGCTACACTTACTCAAGGAACTATATCACTTGAGCAAAGCACAGTAGAAACGGCTACCGGACAACAATTAACTACATCGATAGGAACAGTATCTGAAGTACCTGCTCAAATGGTTGGTGTTTCTGGAATTCAGGCGACCTTATCAATGGGAGAAGAAGGCACAGTTTCAAATGCTAATGTATTCCCTACGGGCATATCGTTGACAGCAACTACAGGAAATACTAAAATAACGTCCTGGAACGAAGTCGAAACAGGCGTAAATAATACATGGAGTGTAGTTGATTTAGCAGCCTGAGTAATGTAAAATTAGAACTTATTAAGGAGAATTTTTATGGCATCAAGTTATTCGAGTGATCTCAAACTAGAACTTATGGTAACCGGTGAAAACGCTGGTACATGGGGTGATAAAACAAATACAAATTTAAATTTAATTCAACAAGCTATATCAGGTTTTGAACAAGTAACACTTTCAAGTGGTTCAACTTTAGCATTAGCAATGTCTAATGCAGCATTATCAAATGCTAGAAACATGATAATCAAATTTGCTACAATTACGGCAGGCGCATCAACTGTTTGTACAATACCAGATTCAATAGAAAAATTTTATATCTTTGATTGTACTGGTGTAACTAACCCAACTAACTTAACAATCAAAACTGCATCAGGAACTGGATTTTCTCCAGACGCACAAAAAATTTATGCTGCGTATTCTGATGGAACAAATCTTAAAGAAATTTCTTTAGACACTTTAGGTGGCACAGTGGCTGCTGCACAAATTGCATCTTCCGCTGTAACAACTGCTAAGATTGCAGATGACGCTGTAACTTTTGCAAAAATGCAAGACACTACAACTGCTAATAGAGTTTTAGGAGCAGCTTCTGCTGGAACTATCGGTGAAGTACAAGTTGCTACTGACATGATTGCAGACGATGCTGTGACTCAAGCAAAAATTGGTGACGATGCAGTCGGAGCTGATCAACTTGCAAACACAACAGTTTCTGCTGCTTCTTACACAGTGGCTTCAATCACTGTAGATGCTCAAGGTAGAATTACTGCTGCATCAAGTGGACAAGCAGGTGGTAACACAGAATACTGGCACGGAATTAAAAACAGTGGCTCTGGAAATATTTCAACAACAGGAAATGTTGCTAACTTTTATATGTATGGAGCATCTGGTGGACCTGGACCTGGAAACAGAGATAACCCAGGAGATAGAAGAGATGGTGGCTTTGGTGCGTATGGATACTGGAACTCACCAATTGTTCAACCTGGAAACTCAGTTCCTTATTCTATGGGATCTGGTGGTAACCAAGGATCTAATCCACACGGAAATTTTAAAGGCGCAGCTTCTAACGCAGGAAACGCTACAACAATCGATTTAGGACCAGGAACTATTACAATCAATGGCGGTAATGGTGGTAATGCTCCGCCTAATTGGAACACATCTGGAACCGCAGGTACCTCAGGAAACTTTTCTGGTACTTCACCAGATCAACAAGCATGGAGTCCAGCAACCTACTTAATTGGAGACAGTAACAACCAAAGTCCAAGTCAACCAGGTAGATTACTGTTCTTCGCTAACGATGGAGACGCATAATGGCTTATATAATTTTTGCTAACGATGCTTCCGGAATACCCGGAACTGTTTCAGGTATGGCAGCTGATGATACTGCTTTATCAAAAGTAATTCCATCATCTTCAGCTTATAAAGTTATTGCAGTAACTGATTCTGAATTTGATGATGTAAAATACAGAGTAAAAAGAGCTGATAGCTACAATGGTGATACTATTGTTTGGCAAGACATAGCTCCAACAGAAGCTGATCCAGCTTCTGGAAATGCTCCTGGATACATGCAGGAAGATATTCAAAGTCAGATAGATACATCAGTAGATGCTATTGATAGATGGCTTGCTGATTATCCAGAAAACTCTGAAGCATCAACTTGGACTGCATATAAATCTCAATTACAATCTACAGATATTAGTGGTTGGACTTACCCAACACAAACATCTATTGAGAAGTATTACGCAGACAATGGGCAAACTTCATTAAACGTTTTACAACTTCCTTAAATAATATATAACTCGTTACATGAAAGTAATCGAGTTTGCTTCACATAAGGAATATGTTGGATCTAAACAGGAGTTACCAATACCAATAAAACTTAACATACCTAAATGGTATAAAGAGTTAGATAATCATATGGCTAATCCTTCGATTAAGGCATGTATGCCTTTTTTGGATACATTAACTACAGGTTATTTATTAAAAACACCTCAAGATCTATATCTTCATCACAATAAAGAAATGCCAGATGGAACAAAAGGAACTTTTCACAGATGGGGACTTAGAGGTAAAGAGACATGGTGTGATAGTTTACAACTAAATTTTAATACTCATGAAAGAGATGTGCATGATACTCATCAATTAAAAGGTTCACCTCATGAACAAAAAAATAAAAAATTACCTTATTTAAAATTTTTGAATCCTTGGCTTATAAAAACACCTCCTGGATATGCATGTTTATTCGTACCACCATTAAATAATGCAGATGATAGATTCTCAATAATACCTGGAATAGTAGATACAGATACATTTACTTCTGAAATAAATTTTCCATTTGTTGTAAATGGTGATAAATATCCTGAACTAGAAACAAAGATTAATAAAGGTACACCTTACGTACAGATTATACCTTTTAAAAAAGAAAGTTGGGAAATGAAATTAGTTGAAAAAACAACAGAAGAACTAGGTGCTGTTAAATTATGGCACAGGTTAGATTTATGGCAAAGATATAAGAATAAATTTTGGAATAAACAAAAATGGAAATAAAAGATTACGTACAAGTTAATGATGGTGCAATACCATGGCATGTTTTAAGTAGTTTATTAAAGTGGATAAATAGTCAAAAATTTGAACAAGCTATTGTAGGTGGTGGGGAATCAGAAAGAATAGATTTTAACATTAGAAATACATACAACAAGCCTTTAAATAATTTATCCGAATGTATGTCAGAAGTTCATTGGTGTAATTTGTTACATAAATATTTTAAATTTTATATAGAAAAACATGGTAAAGATTTAAAACTACTACCTGGATTAATAAGTCCATCATTTGTAAACGATATTACAGTATTGAAGTATGAAGTCGGAGGTTTTTATAAATATCATACTGATCATTTTCATGAGAACCCTAGAACTTATAGTTGTATTTTATTATTAAATGATGATTACGAAGGAGGTCATCTAAACTTTATGAATACAGATGGCTCTGGAGAATATAAAATAGAAGTAAGACCAAATAGAATGTTAGTGTGGCCAAGTAATTTTATGTTTCCACATTGCGTAGCACCAGTAACAAAAGGAGTTAGGTATTCAGTAGTATCATGGGCACTTTAAAAGATATAGGATATAAAGTTGTTAAGAACTTTATTACAATAGAAGAAGCAAACCTTATCAAAGAATATTGTATTCTTAGACATAAGATTAATTTTGATGATATTAAATTAAATGACTTTCAACAAAATAATAATGGTGACACTTCTATTTACGCAGATCCACTTACAGAAGGTTTATTAATCTCAAAAACAAAATTAATGGAGCAAGAAAGTGGATTAAAATTGTTTCCTACTTATTCTTTTTGGAGAATGTATACTTACAATGCAGAATTAAAACCGCACAAAGATAGAGAATCTTGTGAAATAAGTGTTACTGTAATGTTTGGATCTGATGGAACTTCATGGCCTTTTTTTGTAGGAGATAAAGAAATTGAATTACAAACTGGAGATGCAGTATTATATTTAGGGACACAAGTAAAACATTGGAGAGAACCTTTTACAGGAGACTGGCACGCTCAGGGGTTTTTACATTATGTTGATCAAGATGGTCCTCATGCAGAATGGGAGAGAGATAAGAGACCACAATTCGCTTTAAGAAATGAATACCTTGCAAAACTAGAAGCTAAAATGAAAAAGAGAAAAGGACAGTTCGAAGAAGTACCTGTAAAGAAATGAAATTTCAAAGATATAAAAAAGATGGATCTGCTGACATAATTTTTGATGATAATGAAAAACAAATTATAAACAAATTTGGTAAGTTACATTTTACTCCTGAAGCGTTAAAACATTTTGGTAATCATTTAGTACATATTGTAGCTGAATGGCACTTAGATTTTAACGATAAAATAAAGGGTATTACAACAAAACCTGATCAAGTGGTAAAAACAGAAGAACCTAAAGACAACCCTAAGGTTTAAACCCTAAAGTGTTTATAGTATAATGTCTTATGCCTTTAAATAGTGTACAGATTAGACCTGGATTTAATAAACAAGTAACTGAAGTAGGAGCTGAAGGTCAATGGACTGACGGTGATAACGTGAGGTTTAGGTATGGTTTACCAGAAAAAATAGGTGGTTGGCAGCAAATCACCAATAGCACCATATGTGGTCCTGTAAGAGAACAGCTTGATTGGGCTGATCTAGAGGGCAGGAAATATGTTGCATTAGGAACAAACAGAGTTTTAGTAATTTATTACCAAGGAGCTTTGTATGATGTTACTCCATTATCATCCTCTGTTACAGGTTTTACGTTTACTACTGTAAACAACAGTCCTACTGTGACCGTTAACAAAACAAGTCATGGTTTTTCTGCAGGAGATTTATTTTTATTTAGCTCAGTAACACCGCCTACAGGAGCAGGATACGTAGCATCAGATTTTACCACTAACACATTCGAAGTAGTCACTGTTCCTACGATTGATACTTTTACAATAACTATGTCGGCTAACGCTGGAACTACAGTAGCAGCAAGCGGAACTTCAACTATTACACCTTACAAAAAAGTTGGACCTATAAACCAAAGCGCAGGATATGGTTATGGAACATCGGGATGGGGAGGATCCTCTGGAGTTATCAGCACATTAAATGGTGCTCTACAAGATGACACTGCTGGAACAGGAGGAACGGGTACCTCAATTACTTTAGCAGGCACTACTAACTTTCCAACTACAGGAACTATTAAAGTTGGAGCTGAATTTATTTCATACACCGGACTCAATGGTAATAATTTGACTGGGATAACAAGAGCAGTTGCAGGTACAAGATCAGCACACAACAATGGATCTTCTGTTGAAGTATTTCTAGGTTGGGGAGTTGCATCATTATCATCAACTGTTGTACTTGACCCTGCATCATGGTCATTTGATAACTTTGGACAGAAGTTAATTGCAACTATAAAAAATGGAGAATCTTTTGAATGGAATCCTATTGCTGCAAACAATAATGCGTTAAGCACCAGAGCAACTGTTATTAGTAATGCACCTACTGCTTCAGTGATGTCAATGGTATCTGAAAGAGATAGACATTTAATTATGATGGGAACTGAATCTACAATCGGAAGTAGTAACTCACAAGACAAAATGTTTATCAGGTTTTCAGATCAAGAAACTACAGGTGATTATATTCCTACATCAATTAATACTGCAGGAACTTTAAGACTCGACTCTGGCACACAAATTGTAGGATGTGCTAAAGCAAAAGATTATATATTAATAGTTACAGACACATCTGCATATCAAATGCAATTCGTAGGACCGCCTTTTACATTTTCTATAAGACAAGTTGGATCTAACTGTGGATTAATAGGCCAACATGCAATTAAGTATGTCAATGGATCTGTTTGGTGGATGGGAAGATCAGGAGGTTTCTTTCAATTCGATGGTACAGTTAAATCAATACCGTGTTTAGTAGAAGACTTTGTATTTACATCTGATGCTGACAATCTAGGTTTAAATTTTGATGCCGAAGAATTAATTTATACTGGTCTCAATAGTTTATATGGAGAGATAAGTTGGTTTTATCCTAAAGCAGGATCAGCTGAAATTGATAGAGTTGTAACTTATAATTATAATGAACAGGTTTGGGTAACAGGTTCATTAGCAAGAACTTCATACATAGATGCAAGACTTTATGATAATCCGTACGCTACTCAATACATAACATCTGGAGTACCCACATTTCCAACAATACAGGGTGTAACAAATACAAATGGAGCAAGCACATACTATGCCCAAGAGATAGGAAGCAATCAAGTCGACTTCTTTGGAACATCAACAGCTATTACTTCGTTTATACAATCGGGTGATTTTGATCTTGACTTAGAGGGCCAAGGTCAGTTTTTTATGAGTATGAGAAGATTCGTGCCAGATTTTAAATTATTAACGGGAGACGCTAAAATATCTATTCTTTTGAAAGACTTTCCAACGGACAACGAATCATCTTCTCCACTAGGACCATTTACAATCAACTCAACAACTAGTAAAGTAGATACTAGAGCTAGAGCTAGATTTGCTAGTTTAAAAGTAGAGAATACCTCTACAAACCAAAGTTGGAGATATGGAACCTTTAGAGCTGACACACAACCAGATGGTATGAGATAAAATATGAATGATGAATTTTTAGCAGATTATTTAGCACAACCAGCATTACAAGCTAGGTTTGGTAATTACGATAATTACAGAAATTATAGAATGCAAGGAGAAATGGCATCTGGAGTTCAAACAGTAGATCAGGACCAGACATTAAAATCTACTGCTAAAAGTATAGTTCAAAAGAAAGTAGCGGATAACGTAGCTAAAAAATCAGGTTTGGCACAAATAGCACAATTTGGAGTGCTTCCTATGGCAGCTAATATATTAGGTGCTGTGTTACCAGCTGATCCTTACATGAATGCAGCTAGAGGTTATTTCGATCAAACTTACGGAACTAGTACAGACAGTATGGGTCGAATAGGTGAGGGAGATATTATGCAAGGTTACGGTCCTATTAGTGGAGGTTTTTTAAATATGATCACTGGAGGCAAGTACGGTGAGCCTACTACTGTTGGTTTAGATAAAGCATACACTAAAAGAATGAACACAATAAAAGAAATAGGAATACCTAGGTTACAAAAACAAGGTAAAGATATATCTAATTTACTTAATAGATATAATGTACTTGCTGCTAGACAGATAAATGACAGAGTAAATCTTGATTTAATTAAAAAAGATATTGAAGCAGGAGGAAGCGGAAACATAAAAGATATAAAGAAAAGAATTAGTCCTAAAGTAAACTACACTACAAAAGACGACAACAGACAAAACTACCAAGGAGGCGGAGGAAAACCTGGACCAGGTGATATGGATAAAGGAGTTGGTGGTCAAAGCATGGGACCTGGAGGACCAGGCGGACCAAGACGATCGTAATAAAATATTATGGCAAAAATAAATATTTATATACCAGAACCTAAACCTACATATGAAGAATCCAATCAAAGGCAAATACTTGAAGCTTTAGATACTCTTAAATCACAATTGAATTTTTCTTTTCAATTTGATATGAAGAACGAAGTAGACACATTTAATTATTTTTTATCATGACCATACAATATAAAAATCAAGGTTTCGCTTTAGCAGGAGGAACCCTAACAACTGTATTAACTATCGCTACCACAGCGGCAGCGATTGTAAAAAGTGTATCAATTACAAACACTAGTTCTGGATCTGTTGTTGCAACTTGTAAATTAAGAGATTCTTCAGCTGGAGCTGACTTTACATTTTTTCAAAAATCAATGGCGACTAAAACAACTGAACAAGCAGCTAATCAAGTTTTAAATTTAGAAGGTGGAGATGGTATAAAAGCACAAGGGACAGCTCAAGTTGAAGGTGTCATATCATATGCCTTGATAGATAGATCGCAGGAGAATGGCTAGGAAATTTAAATATTTTACTCCAAGACCAAAACCTAGAAAACGTCCTGGCCGTCATAAAAAGAGATTAAATAAAAATGAGAAGCGTGACTATAAAAAATACAATAAGCAAGGTCGCGTAAATTAATGAATCTTGAAAGCATAGCTGAAAGAATCAAAAATATAAATATTCCCTTACAAGAAAAAGATATATTAAATTTTTTAAAAATAACTCGTAGATGGCCATTTAAAAATAATTTAGGTCATTCATCAATTGAAATGATAGACTCACTAGCAAGATTTCAATCGGAAAGATTTTTTGATATGAAAGGAGAGTTAATGTTTGATAAGTGGAAAGAATATTATGATAAAGGATTTACTTTTGTTTTAATAAATATTCTTGACCTTACAGAAGAGTTAAGAAACATAGATCATATTGTTAGAGAAGAAACTGGTTGGCATACGTGGGGAAATTTTTATCTTTCAAAACCAGGTAAAAAAGCAAGTTTTGACTTACATCAACATGAATATTCCGTTATAGTAAAACAAATCTATGGACAGTCTCATTGGCAAATAGGAGAACAAAAATTTGTATTGAAACCACAAGAAGTTTGTATTATACCTAAGAGAACAAACCATATGGTTTATAATAAAGATGAGGATAAATTATCATTAACTATAAACATTGAATAGGACAAATTATGAGTAAAGATATACCAACAATACCAGCAACAGCAATTGAAGTTGTTAAACATAAAAGAACTGGTAAAGTATATGCTGACAAAGCAGAGTTTGATGCAGATGTTGCTGATCCAAATACGGATACAACTGCAGAAGACTTTAGACAAGATTTAGAAATTAAGGTAACTAAGATAAGTTTAAAATCAGAAACTAAAAAATAATGTTACCAAGAGGAGCCACGGAGCTACAACATGAGATGTTGAATAAATACGTCTCAAAAAATCTTTTAGATAAAGTTCAAATCTGCACATCAATACCAGGCAAAGTTCCTTTAGATCCAAACAAAATAAATTTATTGTGGCAAAAAAATTCTTTTGACCAAGGTAACCTACAAGAGTTTTTTGGTAACCCTGAAAGACATGATGAATATGATTGGTATGTTTTTAACAGTCATTGGAACTATGAAAAATTTAGATATTTCTTTAATATACCACAAAGCAAATCTGTAGTTATTAAAAATGGAACTGATAATTTTCCAAAAAGAAAAGTATATAAGAAAGGTGATCCAATAAAATTAATACACCACTGTACACCTTGGAGAGGATTAAATGTTGTATTGGGTGCTATGCAAGAGATTGATGATCCTAACATAACATTAGATGTTTACAGTTCTTGTCAAGTATACGGAGATGCATTTAAGGAGCATAACGATCATGAGTACAAACCATTATATGAACAAGCTGAGAAATTACCAAATGTAAATTACATAGGCTATAAGCCAAACGAATACATCTTAGAACATATGACGGAATACGATATGTTTGTTTATCCAAGTATATTTGAAGAAACTTTTTGTGCTTCTGCACTAGAGGCTCTAGCAGCAGGAGTTCATGTTATTACTAACAACTACGGTGCATTATATGAAACTTGTGCAGAGTGGCCTGTATATATAAACTATAACAATGATTACAAAACCATGGCTAAAGACACAGCTATGGCAATTAAAGTTGCTGCTAAATATCTACATGAAGATTTTATTCAAGAACATTTAGAAGAACAACAAAAGTTCTATAAAAGATTTTACAACTGGAAAAAGAAAGCTATGGAGTGGGAAGGTTTTTTACAAGGAGCCATTAGTGAAAAATATAGCAAATAGAGTTTATGCGCCCTTCGATGACTTATCATTAGACTACAATAGCTTGTTTAGTCTTCTTTCAGATAATACATATGTAAGTAAAATATACGGTAATCCCACTAGTAATAATCTTTTAAATAATAATTTTAAGGTACAAGATGTTCATTCAAATCCTTATTTCGATAGAATCTTAAAAAAAATTATACAAGAATTTAAATTATTCAATAAGAAAATTGACATATATTTATTTTTAGGTATGCTTCAGGGTTCAAGTTCGCCAGTTCACACGGATCCTTATGATGTTTTATTATATAATTTATATGGAGAAACAATGTACATAATTGATAAAGAAAAATATTTTATTAAACAAGGTGAATTGATTAGAATTTTTAAAGGAGAAGTGCATCAGGGAATAAGTATTAATCCTAGAATAACATTATCCTTAGGAGTGTTTGAATGAGTGTATACAAAAGACCATTGGTAGATGATTATCAAAAGAAAATAGAACCTATTTGGAAAGAAGATGCAAAACCAGTATCTGAACCAAGTAAGATAAGTTTGTTCGTAGCCACTCCCTGTCATTCAGAAGTATCTCTACATTATGTTCAAGCAATTATACAACTATTAAAGTTATGCAATTCCAAAAAGGTTAATATAGAATTTTCTATTATAAAATCTTCGTTAGTTACACAAGGTAGAAATTTATGTGTATCTGCATTTTTACAATCTAATTGTACACATATGTTGTTTATTGATTCTGATATTTTTTTTCATGCAAACTCAATATTTAAGATGATTGATTGTGACAAAGAGATTATATCAGTTCCTTACCCACTAAAGTCTTTTATGTGGGATAAAGCTTTTGATTTAATTAAAAAGGGTAAGATAAAAAGTCCTGAACAATTAGCTGAAAGTATGAACACTTATCCTATGAGAGTTCCTAATAATGAAGATATAAGGGTAAACAAAGGCGTTATAGAAGTTACTCATAGCCCAACGGGGTGCATGTTAATTAAGAGGTCAGTTTTTGATAAACTTATTAAAGCTTATCCAGAAAAAAAAATTGTACAAAATACTATTATAAATAGTGAAATGGTGCCTAGGAAGCATATGTGGAACTTTTTTGACTGTTTACATGACCCTGTAGAAAAGACCTATCTAGGTGAGGATTTTGCTTTCTGTAAGCTTTGGAAGGACATAGGAGGCACATGTTATGCTTACGTGCTTGATGAGATCGTACATATTGGTGAACATCAATACTCAGGTAAATTCATCGATGAGTTGATAATTAATGCTTAAAATGGTAATATTCTTCTTTTAGATCTAAAAGGAGAATTTTTATAAATGATACACCTATTACCCTACGCACTAGCAGCATACGGTGGATATAAAGGATATCAATCAGCAAAGGATTCAGGAGCATCAGGCATCGGAAGATTATTTGGAGCCGCTACAGGTGCTTATACTGGATACTCTTTAGGGGCTGGTGGTATTGGTGCCTTTGGAAGTCCTACAACTCAAGCTCAGTTTTTACAAAGTCGACCAGCATTTTTAAGCTCAGGTATATTTCCACAAGTTGGTGGCGGACAAGCAGCAGTAAAAGGACCTAATCCAAAAAATTTAGGTGTAGATAAATTTGGTAATATGGTTGCAAATCCTAATTACGTAGCACCAGAAGCGAGTAGAACACTGTCAGAAACTTTATTAAAAAATGCTAAAGGTGAATATGATCCTTTAAAAATTTCTGCATTAGCTGGTGGTGTTCCATATTTAATGGGTGCGTTTGATCAAGCTCCAGCAGATATTTATATGCCAGGATATAATATGAGTTACTTAGAACTTGCTAAGCAAAGGGGTAATTACAAATACATTGACCCGGCTACCGGACAAGAAAAAGAATACGAAGAAATTTACAAACCAGAAGAACAAGGAAAAGGCAGTAGAAGAATGGGGCCATACTCTTTAGATGTTCAAAGATTATATAGAGGTGGTTTAGCCACTGTAAAAAAATTTAACGAAGGTGGTGTAAACTATTTACCATCAAAAATTTCACATGATGAAAATGATTCAACTAACTATGTAAGAGCCATGGGCTATGTTGAAGATGGATCAGGTGCAGGAGATAAAGACGAAGATACAATGTTAGCTCAATTAGCAGACGGTGAGTTTGTAACAAGAGCAGATGGAGTATTAGGTGCTGGTATCATTGCTGGAGGGAATCCTAATAGCATGAAAGACATGAGAGAAAAAGGCGCACAATACTTCTACGAACAACAAAAAAGATACAAAAGAGTATTTGATTTATTGAAGGAGAAGAATGGCAACAGTACACAAAAAGAAAATTAAACCGCTAGTCAACATACTACCTATCGAACCAAAAGACATTGAAAGATTTTGGCCATTAGCAGAATTTATGGTTGCAGAAGCTTTAGCTTTTTCTGGTAAATATGCAGATCCAGAATTTATTTTTAGAGAACTAAAAAAAGATATGATGCAATGTTGGATTATGTTTGGTTCAGATGAAACTGAAGAGAACAAAGTTTTTGGTGTTTGTATTGGTAGAATAGCTGAACTACCTAATTATTCACAATATGAAATTACAATTTGTACTGGTAAGAGAAGAGAGTTTTGGGAAGATCAATTAATAAGAGAAGTAACTGAATTTGCTAAACACAACAAATGTAAACGTCTTAACATCATGGCAAGACCTGGTTGGGAAAGAGTTTCCAAGAAATGGGGATGGAAAAAAAGACATGTACAATTAGAGAAATGGATAGATAAATGAGTTTTTTTGGAGGAGGAAGATCAAGTGCACCTAGCACACCGTCTACGCAAACGCAAATAATGCGTGAAGCTCCTGGTATAGAGGAGAGAAAAATTGAATTGATGGATATCGCACGACAAGTTGCGAATAAACCAATAACGTTACCTTCAATTCAAGTTTCTCCATTATCAGGTTTAGAACAACAAGGTATTACACAAGCAGGAACTACTGGTGTAGGTGCTCCAGCAGTAACGTCTGGACTTGGTACTTTAGGTGCTGGTATAGGTCAAACTGTTTTAGCTGCACAAGCTCCAGGTCAAGCACAAATAAATCAATTTTTAAATCCATATCAAAGTTATGTAACTGATGAAATTGGAAGACAAGCTCAGGTAATGCAAAATCAATTATCTGCACAAGCTGTTGGTTCAGGAGCATTTGGTGGAGGAAGAGAAGGTGTTCAACAAGCAGAATTACAAAACAGAGCTTTAGAAGCTATGGGTAGAGCTAATCAACAAGGATTTACAACTGCGTTAGGAGCTGCACAAAGACAGCAACAAGTTGGTTTAGCAGCTGGTCAACAGTTAGGTCAATTAGGTCAAACTGCTGCTGGCATTGGTCAAGCTCAACAACAAATGGCTCAAGGAGATATTAATCAATTGATGCAAGCTGGTGGTGTTCAAAGGCAGTTAGCTCAAGCAACGTTAGATGCGCAAAGACAATCAACATTACAACAACAATATGAGCCTTACCAAAGAGCAGAATTTTTAGCTAATCTTTATGCTGCTGGACCAAAAACACAATCGGGTGTTACTTTGGGAACTACACCGACTACAAGTCCATTAGCACAAGCAGTAGGAACAGGTATAGGAGCATTCGCAGCTTATCAAGGCTCACAACAGGCATAGGAGATTAAATGAACAAAGTTTTAAACAGACCTATGTTTAGAAAAGTTGCTCTTCAAAGAGGTGACCTAAAACCAATTCATGCAAATACAGGTGTAATGGTTGGAAGTTCAGGGCCTAATATAAATTATGGACCACCTAATCCAAGATTTCAAATTAGCACAGAAGTAAAACCTCAAGGTTTTTTTAGAAAACTAGGTAGAGAGTTTTCTCAGTCAAGAAGAGGTATTCAACAAATAATGAATCCTAAAAGCCCACAGTTTACTGCTAAAGGAACTCTAGGTTCAGGTAGATTAATACCAGGATTATTAGGTGTTGAAGGTGTACACTCTGTTGTAGACCCTGTTGTTGGTCAGTATATGAAAGAAGGTATACCAAGAGATTTAGTATCTTATGGTATTTCAGGTCTTGCATCTCTTAATCCATATGTAAGAGCTGCTGGTTTAGGTAAGTTTGGTTTCGATTTAGCAAAGGAACAAGTTTATGAACCAGTTGCAGCTTCAATAAAAAAATTCAGAGACACACCTGTAAGTGAAAGAAGAGTTTTACCTGATATTTCTGGAGAAGCTTCTATGGATGGAATTGGTGTAGAGGGAGCAGAAGGAGCACCAGATAAAGTTGTTAACAAAAGTGAAGTAAAAAAAATTAGACCTAAAAACCCTAGAGGAATGGGTAGAAAAAACATCAACGATAATTTAACATTAGCTGAGAATGATTCAAAAGTTGTCGATGGTGCAGTAGATATAGATAAAGTTGTCAAAAACAATGTAGATCCAAATGGATTGCCACCTAATCTTTCAACAAACATGGGTGGAGATAATCAACAACAAGTTAAACAAACTTCAAAAAAAGATTTAAGTGACGATCAACCTAAAATAGATAAAGAAATTACAAATGAGCAAGCTAATAAAAAAATTGTAACAGACCAAGTAGAAAATGATTTAGACAAACCAGGCAATATAAAAGCTGAGGATGGCACTGAAGTTAACACAGAAGTTATTGATCTAGCAAAAGCTTACAGAAAAGAATTAATGGCAGGTCAAAAGTCACAAGCTAAACTTGTATTCCTTGCTAATCTTGCTTCAGGCTTATTGTCAGGTAAAACACAACAAGGTGGTTTGAGTGGAGCACTTGAAATATTTGGAGCTGCACTTGGCCCTGCAGTTAACAATTATGCAACAATTAAACTGAAAGAAAATGAATTAGAAAATGAATTTATGTCAGATGCATTAGAACTTGCATCAGATGAAATAGAAAGAAGAAACGAAATTTTAGAAGTTAAAGTACCAGAGTATCCAGATGGCACTCCAGGAACTGTTCAATTTTTTGATGAGAATGGAAACACCGTGAACATGGCAGCATTAGAATTAAAAGATGGAACTGTTCAAGTTGCTATGCCTGGCGAGTTAGATAATTTTGGTAGAAGAGTTTACAGATCTATGGCTCCAGGAACATACAACAGATTTGTAGGTAATGATAAGTTAGATCCAGAAAGATTAAAAGTATTGTCTGAGTTAGATGGTAAATACAAAGCACTTTCATTAGGTATAAAATCAATTGATTTATTAGAAGAGTTTCAACAAAAAGGTAAAACAGGAGCTGGTCCGCTTGGTAGATTTAATTTATTTAAATCAAGACTTGGTGATGCAATGTTTGATATGACTGGTATGAAAATGTTTACAAACGAAGATGAAGCTCAGGCTAAAGCAAATGAATATAGAGATCTTCTAATTAATGATTGGTTAAAATCAAATGAAGGATACGATAGAAAATCTGCAGGTGAAGAAATTGATAAGTTATTAGGTGATTCAGTAGTCAAAGATAAAATAATGAATTCTATTTCTGAATACACTGGTGAAAAAGATAAACAAGCATTATCACAATTAGCTATTAATGAAACTGTCATGGTTTATGCACTAGCGAACTCTTTAAAATCTAAAGACAGATTGACAGCTATGGATATTAGAATGGCAAAAGATCTTGTAAACATCTTCCCATTATTAAGAGGTCAAGCGTCAGTAATTAAAGATTTAAGATCTGTAAACAATACTATTCTTGGAGACATTAGTTCTTTAGAAAACAATTATATTGAATCATTAATGGGTGAAACAGCTACAATGAGAAAATATAGACAAAGATATGGTATTGTTACTGGTCAAGCAAGCATGGGACAACCAACAATAGAAAACCCTTATAAGGATTTAAGTGAAGAAGACTTATTAGAGGGATTTGGGACAATACAATAATGGCTACTTTAGAATCATTACAAAAAAAGCTCGATGATAAATCATTAGATCCATCAAAATTAAGTGATAAGCAAAGAGCAATCATAGATGAACTAATTGATAGAGGTAAATTAAAAGGCCCTAAAATGAATTTACTAGAGGGTCAAAGAGATGTAGCAGCAGCCCAAGTTGCAAAGGAAGAACAATTTTATCAGGATCCTATTGGTGCAGCATTAGCAGCTGAAGATTCAATGTTTAAAGGAAGACCAACTGCTGAGCTTGCAGGTGACTTATCAGGATCAATTGCACCATATGTTGTTATGAGAAAAAAGATATTTGGTGCTGCAAAGAACGGAACACTTTGGCAAAAAGGACCAGGAAAATTTTTACAAGCAGCTTCTAAAGTTGCAGATAGATTACCTGGAAGATTAAAATTAATTGGTGGTGCCTTAAAATTAGTGGCAAGAGCTGCTGATGTTCCAAGTAAAGTTTTAAAAAGTCCTGTAGGTAGAGCTGAACTATACTCTGTATTAGGTGGTACTGCAGGTGCAGGTACAGGATCCATTACTTATGATATGTTAAATGAACAAGCAGGATTAACTATTGCAAACTCAATTACAGATCAATTTAGAGATTTACCAGATAGAGAGATTGATCAAAACATATTAGCAAACGCAGCTAGAGCTACACGAAACGCAGCTTATTGGAATGCAGGAGCAGCAGCTTTGACACCATTTATTATGGGTCCTTTAGGTAAATTAACTGGAAAGTTATTTGGAGCTAAATCAGAAAAGGCAGCTAGACTGGCTGAATTTGCAAAAGAAAAAGGATTACCATTACCTTTGATGACTGGTATTGAAGATGGTGTACTTTCAGATTTAGGTCGTAATTATTTTAAAACTGTTGGTGTATTTCCATTTGTTTCTGGAATAGGAAGAGAAGCTTTACAAGTAGCTGAACAAGAAGCTGGTAAACAATATTTAGATGGCCTTGTTAAGTATGCACCCTTAATGAAAACATCTGCTTTGTCCTCATCAATTTATAATCAAGCTGCTAAAGTATTTAAAGATAATGCTGCTGTTATTGGAAGTAAATATAAAGCATTTGAAACATTTGCTGAAGCAATGGGTAACCCAAGAGTTATCGGTTTAGATGCTACACAAAAATATGCAAGAGAACTTTTTGAAAATAACAAAGCTATGTTTCCTGAAATACCTTCATATGGACCAGGTGTTGGTGATCTTGATGTAAAGGCAGTAGAAAAATATTTAACGGACACCGGAGACCCTTTAAATTTATTTGTAAAAACTATGGCACTAATAGGCAACAATAAAATTACACCTAAAGAATATGGTGGTGTAATGAGAATGTTGAATAGAGCTATAGAGGGATCTAATTTAAATCTACCTACAGGAGTTGTTTGGTCAATGAGAGAAGCTTTGGAAAAAGATTTAAATGCGTTTGGTAGTAATTTAACTAAAAACAATTTATTAAACGACTCAACTATAAAAGAGGGTTATGATGCAATGGTTGCTCAAAGCGGTAAACAATTTGCTGATGGAGACATTGCTTTTAAAATAAGACAGGGTGAAGAATTATATGACAAGTTAAAAGAAGCTAATGCAACTTTTTCTTCGATTATGGGTTTTTATCAAAAAGCACCAATGGCTACTAGATTAAGAAAGTTTGATTCTACTTTATTTACAAATAAAGGTGTGAATGGAATTTTAGGAAGAGAAGGTTTACCAAGAGATAAAATTTTTGATACTATGGAAAGAGATGTTTTTGCATCTAACTCACCTGAAGCCATAGAACAATTCAAAGTTATAATTGGTGCAGCTGGAAAGAATGCTACTGGTAATGGTAAAGCTTTATTTGATGCTGCAAAAGCTAGATATATGTTTAATGCATTTTTAAAATCATTTGACACAGCAGGAAGTCCTCAAGCAAAATCAATCTTTAATGATGTTGCACAAACAGCTGGAGTAAAATCTTCTAACAAATATATGGTAGATGCAATGGAAGATTTAGGAACAGACGCACTACAAAGCTACAGAGGTTTTTCTATTGATGATGTAAGATTAAATAATGGAATTTATGATGTATCAAAAATAAGATTTGGTCCAAAAGATTTTGCAGAATTTAATATAAATAAATTTATGGATAACTTAGGAATAGGTAAGGCAACTGAAGATCTTGGAAGAGATAAAATGATGAAACTTTTAGGTAAAGGTGGATCAGAAGATTTTTATAAATTTACTGATTACATGAAAGCAATTTCAGATGTATCGATTTCAGATAGTTCTACTTTCCTTCAAAGAAGATTTACTTTATCTGGAGGTAGAGGTGTTTTGTCTGGTGTAGTTATTGGTGGTGGTATGGCTGCAGTCAATCCTTTTGCTCCAGCAATATTTTTATTATTAGCTAGAAAAGCAGGGAGAATGTTAACTGATCCTGTTGCTTTAAGATATATGAATGATGCACTAGGTGTTGATGACCAATTAAAAATTTTAAAAGGACAAAAAATAAGAGGAAGAAAATACGGTAGATCTGTAACTCCTAAATTAACTGCACTAGGTCTAACACAAAAACGTGAAGCTTTTGCTAGATTGATGAATTATTTTGCTGATGAAAGTGAAGACACACCAAGAGTAGATCCTAAAACTGTAGATCCACAAGCTATTCAAGAAAGACTATTAGGAATGCCTTATGAAAATACAGTGCCAAAATACGAAGAAGAAAATATTCCAAAGATAACTACTGAGTCTATGTTTGCACAAGATTTTACAGGAAGCTCAGGTAATGTTGATGTAGATAATTCTATGGTAGATTATGTAAGACAAACTGCAAGAGCGGAAATAGAAACAGATGCAGATCAACAATCAAGAGAGGATCAAGCTAACGCTTCTGTGATGGGTGATGTAGAATTAGAATCTGTTGGAACACCAGAACCAGCTCAAATTGAAAATGTGAACCCTCAACAGTTCTCAGCATTATTTCCAAACGATCCAACAGGAGCTGCAATAGCTCAAAGACGAACATTAGGGAGAGGAAACAAAGGAAATGCCTAAATCTGATTCAGCGTTACAAAAAATAGAATCACATGAAAAATTGTGTAGAATTATGCAAAAACAAACACATGATAAAATACACAATTTAGAAAAAGCAGTAGCAAGAATAGAAAAAATAATGTTGACATCGGCAGGTGTATTAATTACTGGTATGGCAGGAATAATATTAGTATTAATTACAAAAACCTGGTGAAATTAAATAAAAAATATCCATATAAACATTACAATAGATTCTCAGATACAACTGGGCGTAAGTATCTGGTTGACAATATAAAAGTTCCTTCTGTCACCACCATATTAAGTGCCACTAAAGATATGAAACAACTTAATAATTGGCGTAGGCGAGTCGGAGAATCGGAGGCAAATAGGATAATGAATCAAGCTTCATCTATAGGTACAGAAATGCATAAGGTTTTAGAGTATCATCTTACAGGACAAGGTTATTTTAATGATATGGAAGAGGGTGCGAAACCAAGAATGATGGCCAAAACAATATTAGACAACATAGTGTTAGATGAGGTTTGGGGGAATGAGGTAAGCTTAGAATATAAAAATCAATTTGCAGGCACATGTGATTTGACTGCTATGGCTTATGGAAAACCAAGTATTGTAGACTGGAAGCAATCTAATAGGCCAAAGAAGGAAGAATGGGTCGATGACTATAAACATCAGCTAGGGGCTTACTATCTTGCCCATACGGCTAATTATGGGCCCATAGAACAAGGGGTAATAAGTATTTGCACCCGAGACCTCCAATATCAGGAGTTTAAGCTCTCAGAGCCTGATTTGATTGAATATGGCGATAAATTTTTAGAGAGACTAGAACAGTTTAATAAATTATCACAACAATAATCAAAATTATTACTGCAGCCACAATTTTAACAACTTTTTTATGATGTTTACGATGTATAGGGTGTCCGAAAATGATCATAAAAGCCAACTCTTAAGATCTTCTTCACCTAAAGTCTTTGCCGCAATTTGACCTTTATTGGTGAGAGATTTCATTATTGCTTCATCTAAAGTATCTTTGGCCACAATGTCGACATAAACTACCGTACCTTCTTGACCCATTCTATGAGCCCTATCTTCAGATTGCATACGAACTTCTAGGTTGTAATTGTTTGAATAATAGACGACAGTATTGCAAGCAGTAAGAGTAAGACCAAAACCCCCGGTAGTTGGGTTACCAACAAGAAACCTACACGAATCATCTTTTTGAATACGTTCGACAGCATTCCTTCTTTCTAGCACACTGACCTCACCAAAAATAGATACCACAGATTCTTCTCCATATCTTGATTCTAAAAAATGTTTAATTTCATGTATATTCCAGAGATAATTAGCCCAAATAATTATCTTACCATCTGTTTCATCTATAATTTCTTGCAAAGCTTTGAGTTTATGATCGTGTAATTTAAGCATTTTACCATCATCATCTTTAGTAAAACCATTACACACCTGGTGTAATTTTATTATTTCTGTTAGTTTATTTGAAAATGATATTGTACTATCTTCAACAATTGCAAGTGCAGTCGTTCTTAGACGATTATATATTTTTTTGCTTTCACCTTCGAGTTCAATGTATCTTTTCTGTCTTACCTTCGGCTTCAGGTCTAGACATTGGTCTTTTCGTATTCTAGTTGCAAACT